CCAGAAGATAACTATAACATAAATTTGAGTCACTCAACCATAAATGGCAATTAGGAAAACTCATCAGGAAAAACTGATGGTTCTAGCACTATCTCTTATATAACTAAGGAGATGCCCTAGATGTCAAAACCTGAAACCTAAAATTTAATGAGATTATCTCAAGTAAACACATGAATTATGTGCTTCACAGATCAGCTTCGGGCTGTGACCCTAGACCGACACATGTGAATTCATTATCCATGTACATAGCATCAAGCATGCGATAATTAAGAATAACGGGTTCTAATTTAGAACTATGTGATTCAAGATTATACTTCTTGATACGTTCGTTTACCGAAGATAACAATTTATGGAAATAGTTACCTCCATGCATATAGCCTTCTCTAACAGCAGTTTCAGCATTGATGAAAGTTGCTTCTTCTGCATTAAGACTATCGCTTTTATGTATCCATTGTGTGATGTTCTCCACAATGTCTGATCTAAGTGGTGCTTTTACCAAATGTCCATCTACACGAAAAGATCTTTTTAAAAATAGAACATTTTCCGGATCTTTTACTATAAACTCTGTAGACTTCTTGTCACCCGGTGTTATTTTCATTCCAAGTTCCTCCATTATAGGTTTAATGGTATTACCTGAAAATTCAATTGGGCAATCTGGTCTAACTGCTTTTATTATGTCATCTCCATATATAGCATAAGCTACATAGTGTCTAAATTCATGTAAATCAGTTCTTCGATGTGATTTGGTGTTTAAAATGTTCCATACGTAATACATTAATAAATCATGCACTAAACTATTAAGTTCAGCTGTAATTGCACAACCACTACACTGTCCTGATTGCTTCTTCATAAGTCTATTCTTTACAATTATAGTTGTATACACTAAATCATGTATCAACATGAGTCTAACCCGACCATTTGGACTGTTGTCAGTGTCTCCATACCAATAATTAACTAACGAGGCAACGGCGAAAACAAATTCTGGGTGTAAATGTTGGTCCCAATTCTTGTAATCAAAGTCTTCCCATTTCATGTTTTTATTGGCCAATCTATCATAAAGATCTTTCCACTGTGTTGACGGATCGATGCCAACGCAAGAAGCTATTCCTACAGCGTGTAAATGCATAGAAGCAATAAACGCACCAAAGTATTTTCTAATTAACAAATTATAATCAAGTGGTAAACAAATAAATGCTCTAGTACTACCGGATTTAATCTTCTCTAAAGGTCTTGTTTCATCTTTCAGACAAGTATATGCAATTGTAGGCGGTTTTATGCCTGCTAACATACTCTTTTCTCGTTGTTCCAACCCACTCTTTAAAGAATCTTTCATGACATATGTTTTGCCATATCCTTCGTAAGGAGTATCTAATTCCGTGAACCATTCAAATTTTCCACCCATATCTGTTCTAGTTCTTTCAAGAACAAATGGATAACCAGGAGATGTTTTCATTTCAACTCTATTAATAAGTCCAGGGACTCCATTAATCATTTCATTATCATCTAATAATCTACGAGGAATATTTCTGTCATCTAAGACTACATCATATTCAACTTTCATATCATCTAAAGACTGTTGTAAAATGTCTCTATCTACTGCTCCAATAGGTTGGGAAAATCCTTCAACTGCACGGAAGATTACGCTTGAATTTATTATTTCATCATTCATTCTAATGTCAGAATCTTCTAACACTGATGGTAACTGCGTTAGAGGGGGTTCTTGAATTAAAGATGGAATAATTTTTGTTTTAGTTTGTTGTTTTAAAATTTTATTTTTTGGCAAGGTACCAAGATATTGTAAATTATTACCTAAATTTGGTGGACAATTACTGTCGGCTTCCTCTGGTATAAGTGAGGATTTTTCTAAATCGTAATCAACACTATCAATTGAATCGATAGCTTTTTCTAATTCTTCTCTAGAAATAGCGACAAAATATCCACACATTGTAGCTTTATTTCTACAAACTTGGATACCAAGTATTTTATTTTTCATTTTATTTTCACTACTAACCATTATAGAACCTGACATACCTTTATCGACCGGACATGTTGTCTTGAAACAATCCAACAATGAATATGTTGTAAATTTATCACCTTCGTACGTTGATGTTGTATGTACTGTAGGTGTGGCGTAAACGTTGTTATACACTTGTAAATTTGGATATGCGGTAGCGACTATACAATTGTGATTTTCAATTTTAACATGGCTATCTGGAAAATGACTCAAAATATCTTTTGATTGTTCTAAAGATTTATCACAGTTATAAACTGCCAGGTCTTTTGAGCCAACTCTTCTTAGATGTTGTGAAGAGAATACCTGTGTTGCTTGTTGAACTCCATTTGCACTGAGAATTCTAACAACAAATTTATCACCATTTCTCAAAGCATTGAAAAAATGATGATTTGCTAATATACAGCGATTCTTAATTCGTAAAGCCGTAGCTTCCTCTAAGGTTTGTGTATTTTGAACTTTACACACAAGACCTCGCCGCAACAAAACATTATTAACTAGATCACGAGCTTGTTTTCCGTCTGAGAGGGAATACATGTCATCACTAGTTTTAATAAATGCATGTTGGGTCTTAAGGCGCTTTGGTTTCAATGAATATTGAGCTGCAGTACTAACTAAGGGTTCTTTATCTTGCTTAAACAAAAGTTTGCTTGTACCTAAATACATTGCAACTGCTCCTACAAAACTACACAATACTTTGAATTTATTATTAGACCAATATTTCTTGATATTTTCAATAATTTTATTATAAGTTGATAAAAACTTATTTTCAAATTTATCTTCTTTATCTAGCTTGATTGAATTCAATTCCTTAATACCTAAGAAACTTTCTCCTCTCCATGCTACTGAAACATACTGTCTATATTCTTCATTCAATAAAGAATGCTTTTCACATTTGCAATTGTAAACTTTAATAGGTACTTCAATTGGAAAATCATTCTGGACTGGATATTTTTCTAGTATCAATTCAGGTGTTCGAAATGTACACCAGCTCGGAATGTAGCTACTTTGCTCAACTTCGATTGGATCTTCTAATCTTTCATTAAAAATATCTACTGATAAATTTTGACTTCTTTGTTTTTTGATAATATTAGTCATAACACGATCTTTTACTTCCTTAGTTAATTCACGCGATATTTTAATTTGTTGTTGTAAATCCCAGTGTTTTTGAAATTCAACTACAATGTCTGCTAAAAATTCTTCTAGATTTTTGTATACTTTAACAACTGTGTTGAAATGTTTGCTGTTTCTTAATGAGATAGTAACTCTCTTTCCACCTAACAATGGGTCAGGTTGGGAAGTTTCTAACGTTTCGAAACAAACGCACATACCTTGACGATTTTTCAACGCTTCTGTGTCAATAATCTCTTTTCTAGACATATTAGCATCATTTGATGAGGATATTATAATTTTTGAATCAAACGGAATACCTTTCTCTGCTATACCAGCTTGGTTTGTCTTATAGGGAATTGCTGAAACAAAGTTAATCATATCTAAACAAGATGATCTGTTGCCTACCGGAGCTGCGTCCTGTAGAAAATCATCTATCAATACACAATATTCTTGACAATAATCCGTCATAAATTGATCTGAGAAATTGATGGAATATAGCCAACGATCTTTACTCGGAACATTATAATTTGGACATTCTTTAAGAATTTCATACAATGCATTTGCGATATAACTTTGTGCTACAGATTTTCCTGTCATAGACTTACCAATAATATTAATCCAGAAGGGTTTAAAACGCCAACTAGTTAAAACTGGTCTTTTAAGTGCTAATGTTCGTACTGCTTTTACTTCGTTATAAGTTGTTTGTAAATAACTACGTAAGCTCATACCTACATCTTTAGAATCCGTTTGAGCCAAAGTATATAATATCTCATCTAAGTTCTTATAAACAAACTCAAGTTGTTGTAAATAAATGTCATTTCTTTGAAAAGAAAATAAATTTCTAGGATCTTTAATAAATTTTAAATATTCAAAAAATTTTGATTTCTGACAATCATCAGTCTCGATAACAGAAGTTCTAAGAATTAACTTAGAAACCTGATCATCAACTGAACCTGCCATAATTGAAATCATACTCATTTGAATCCATTTTGATAAATCTTGAAACATACTAACCATTGCCGAAATTCCTGATTTAGTTTTAGCTATAGCTTGCATAGAAGAACTAACTTTTAAAGCTGTACTTTGTTGTGTTGAATTTTTGCAAGTATCATATCCAATAACTACACTAGATATTAAAACTACAACAGCTGATAAACTAGCTGATATGTGTTGATTGTCAATTGGAAATTGTGTTAAATCAATGAGATTAAGATTTTCGAAAACATTAGATGTTTTCTCAAATGATGAATCTTCATTTTCTATTGTAGGTTGCTGCGAAAAGTTTAACACTTTTTCATA